GTCTCACCATTGACAGTCATCTCATAACGACCGGCAACGTTCTTCCACATTCCGGCAAGTTCACCTAACTCAAGTAAACCATAATACTTATCAAGACCCCGATGATCATAAAATAAACGAATAGTGACATCCTTGTTCTCTTTACTTAGACGTGACTTAGCAGTCTTTGCCTTGATAAGATTTCCAATGACTTCTGTTCCATCTTTTTCTTTCTTCTTACTAAGATGAATAATGGTAGAGGCAGCATACTTAAGGCCACTACCACCTCCCATCTCTTTAGTAGGAACATAAGATCCGATAACGTCATAAGTGTGATTGGTAACGATCATTGGAATGTTAGCCTGCCCCAACTTGAGTGTCAACATTCTGAAGGCACCCTTAATCAGTTGTGATTTTGTCATATCACGAACCTGCTTTTCGTTAAGTGCATCAGTAATCTCTTTCTCAGTCGAAAGCATTCCTAAAGAGTCTAGCACAAACATGCAGGGTTTGCGATCTCCCTCAGGTGCTTTTTGATACATGTCCACTGCTTTAAGTGCCTTGCTACGGAACTCTTCGACAGTCACTACATTAACCACGACAAGACGCTTAAGGTCAATTCCTCTACTTTCTAAGAGTGACTTATTGACAGCTGCCTCAGTATCAAAATACAGGCAATATCCATCAGGATTAGAGTCCAGAAAATTCTTAACCACTGCGAGAGAGAAGAAAGTTTTTCCTGTAGAACTTTCACCAGCAATAGCAGTAATCTTATTCCCAGATACACCACCAAATATGCTACCTGAAACCAGTGCATTAAAAATGTACGAACCCGTATCAACATAAGTTTCAGTTTCATCAATATCTGCTGCAAGTTTGGTGTAATCATCACCGATTTCTTTTACAATATCCTTAAGAAAATCCATCATTTTTTCCTCTAATGTTTATGTTCCAAGTCCAAATTTTATTGTGCAAGCGTTTGATATCTTCGTAGCTATAGACATTTGGGTCAATGTAATGACTACGACTCAAAGCACTAAGTATTAGTTTAACCTCATTGCGATTCAGTTTTAAATTCACTATGTTACTATCCGAAAAAAGATACAAGAGAAGATTTTTTTTCAGACTGCCAACCAATAGTATTTAAGATAACTTTAACTGGTTCCAAAAATCCCTTCTCAAACTGCAAATCGTAATCCACATACCTAGTTATACCAAGTTCTTTAGGGAAATCTTGAATGAATGAAATAACATTTTCAAAGAGTGGATTGGGTTTTTTCAAGTAGCAGAACTTAACCTTTTCTCCATTTTGAATCAAAGAATACTTGTTAGTCAATCCATTCTTTTCAATGTGATGATTGAATAGCAGTGCTCCTCTTACATGAACAGGAGTTCCTTTCTGATAGATTTGATAGGACGATTTCCACTTCAATACATTAGAAGCAGATCGGGGAAAAGAGATTTCTTCTGGAGAAAGACTATTAAACTCTTTTCTACATTTAGCAATAAACTGAATCACATCATCTTCAGTACCACTCATCATTAGTTTGAGTGCATCTTTAATCATTTTTCTGCAAGGTGCAGGTGTTGATGATTTTACTGCTTCAATTCCCATCATCTTAAGTTTTGGTTCAGTATATCGAACACCTTCACTATCCCAAACATTCATGATATAACGCTTTTTTGCTGTCCAGATAGCACGATCAGCAATATTTTCACGTTTCATCTGCATTTTCTGCTCATAAGCATTCATGTATTGCGCCAGTTCTTGGTAAGAACTTTCAATATATTTTTCAAGTTCCACCTTAGCGACCTTATCAAGGAAGTTGACAATGCTTTGAGTAGTTTTTTCTCTTGTGGCGTATACACGTTTGACCAAAGGATCCATATGGATATAGATAGAATCAGTATCAGAAGCAATAACATAATCAACATCCTCAGTTTTTAACACACGATTCATATACTTATTGATTTTATCTTCAATCCAGCGGATCGCTACTTGTCCAGAAAGAGTAATAGCTTCTGCATTTGCTAGTTTGTAATACCTGAAGTATTGATTACCAATAGCACCATAAGCAGAGTTAAGAGAAATCTTTTTCGCCATTTGAATGTTGTTACATCTGGCGATCTCCTTTTCAAGTGCTTTAGTAGGAGTCTTCTCATACTCCTGCTTTGAGGCAAGCATTTTTTTTTTGAAGACAACACGGTCTCCATACATTTTCTCCATTAGTTCAGGAAGGACACCTTTAAAATCTTTACGATACATTGCACCATTAGGACATACCGCATATTCACTATAAGGCGTTAGATCAATCTCTTTCTTTAAAATCTTTTCAACAGATACATAAGGACACCTCTCTTGAACCAAAGTCTCTGGACTAATATTCGATTGCATAATCAAATGCGGATATAGAGAGTTTAAATCAAAGTTAACAATCCAATCATAGATTCCAGGAACAGGTTCTTTTACATATGCTCCAGCATATTTTCCATCTTTATCAGATTTATCTTTAGGTGGGATAACTATATTACGCTTTTTCAGGTAGTTATAGATAATACTATCCCACATACGAACCTGATAAAATACATCTCCAAAGTTGACTTTGGCATCATATGCCATAGTTAGTGCAAGTTCGATGAGTTTCATCTTGTCTTCTAGACGGTCAACAAGTTCCACGTCAACAATATTATACTCTACAAACTTTTGCCACCCATTTGTATAGAAATCCTTAAACGTATCAAACTCAGAGTGATCTAGCTTCTTAGCACCAAGTTCTACATTAGCAATATGGTCAAGACGATATGATTCTTGTGCTTTATAAGTAAACTTTTTGTAAAGATCAAGATAATCTAGTTGAGTGATTCCACCAACATCCATGGCAACATTTTGCCTGTTATTGATAAAAACTTCTCTTCGACTGACCAAACCCCAAGGAGAAAATGACTTTGCCCTCTTTTCTCCAAGAACTTTTTCTAGTCTGGAATAAATGAATGGAATATCGAAAAACTGAACATTCCACCCAGTGATTACTTCTGGATGAGAGTTCTCCCAAACAGAAAGAAAATCATTTAGAAGATCATACTCAGTATTAAACTGTCGATAAGTTACATTCTTTTGTTTATTGTCAAAACTACCATTGCCCCATGTAGTGATTTGTTTTGTTGCATAGTCTTGAACTGTAATCAAAAGAATCTCTTGGTCTGCAACTTTAGGATCTGGAAATCCATTCTCAGACCCAACCTCAATATCCAAGGTTACAAGTTTGATTTTAGTGATATCAAACTTGATTTCATCTTCTGGATATTTGTCTGAAATATACTGATAGATATATCTATCATTGCCGTAGATTTTAAATCCCTCAACATTTTCATACTTAGAATAAAATTCTCTACAATCTTTTACTGTACCTGGATTAACAGATTCAACATATTCACCTTCAAGAGTTTTGTATTTTGATTCTTTATTGGACTTGATGTAAAGAGTGGGAAAATACTCCTCTTTGAAAATAACATGCTTACCGTCTTCATATCCGCGAACAAGAAACTTGTTGCCGATCATTTGAACGTTTGTATAGAACTTCATTTAATAAGGTTTTGGTATTTTTCTAAAATCGTTGGTTTTGGATCTGCCATTGCTAAGATTTTATCAGAATGGATTTTATATTCATTAGTTGTTGTAAAATCAATCAACCATGGACTCAAGGTTAAATCATTTTTATCCAGAAGAAATGGTTCAATCAGTTTACAATCAGGTTCACCAATCTCTGCCCCGACCGCTTCAACTTGGGATACTAGAACTTGATTGTTCATCAGAACTAAAAGTTTGATCTCCATCTCCATACACTCCTTTTTCGTAAATATTTAATAGATTTTCAATAGGATTTACTTGCGTAATAACTTCATCCAAAGGAACTGAAATAATCCTATCTCTGGTAAGAGGAATCCAAGGCGTGATCCCAATCTTAAACTCAGTCTCTGACTGTTCTTCATCAGAGGGTTTCTTTGGAGCAAACATAACCAAAAAAGGTCTGTCTAGGTTATATCCTACAAGAACACCATCTTGACTAATCATATCCATAACATTAGCGATCACTTTTTCGCCAGATCGCATTGCACACAGTTTAACTGCCATAACCAATCATTAGTCTTACCTAAGCATTTTAGCACAAAAAAATGGGAGGTGTCAACTGGATTTTGCCAGTTACCTCCCGTAGCACAGCGCGACGATATTCAGTTTTATTTATAGATAATCCTTACGATTATGATGTTCAGGAACAATCTTACCAAGAGTAATACTTAGTAACCCATCTTCAAAAGTAACTGATCTAACTTCCGTGTCGTCACTGAGAGTCCAGGCACGTGTAAACGACCGTTGAGCCAGACCTTTGTGCAAGTAGTTAGTTTCCGTTTCTTTATCTTCTTTCTGACCTTCAATAAAGAGTTTACCATCTTGTGTGTAGACATTGACTTCTGCCTTCCGAAATCCTGCAAGAGCAAGTTCAAGTCGGGATTCTACATTGCTGACCTGAACTATATTGTAGGGGGGATAGTTCGATGTTGTTTCATGCAAGTCGAACACTCTATTTAGGTACTCATTCATACCAATACTGTTTTTTGAAATCTTATCTAACAGGGTAGGAAGATCCGCAGCAGTATACCTTGTGAGGTTAGTCATTATTGTAGCTCCTTTAAAAGCGAGTTTGTGTTGTGTGGATCCTTACGGCATCCACTACTAATTATACAAGATACGAAAAAAAGAGGTATCGGTAAAACCGAACCTCTTTATAGGGTGTTCCGACTTTTGTAGAGACCGCACGAAAGGTCTCAGTTTTATTTATCAGTTGAAATTACGCACATGCTGTTTGATATACTTCTCAACAGTCCCTTTGTCAACAGACTCAGTTTTTGTCTTACCAAGAGTTGGGTTTGCTAAAGCATATACAGCATCGACAAATTTAGAACTCTGAAGAGAAAAGAATGGAGAATCGCGTTGACCACTCTCAATCAAGGCTTCGTTTACACGATCAGCAACCTTTACAAGGTGCTGCCAAGGTTTCTTGTCAGTGCTTGTGCTGCCCAAATACATATTAATTGGTTTCTTGTCGAAGAAACTTTCGATGTGCTCAGTGATGCTAAATTGATATCCCATTCCACACATGGCATCATCAAGAAGAGGATGAAGTCTCTTTTCAAAATTGTAGAAAGCTCGTAGAAGATATACAGAAATCTCTTTGTTAGGTTTCTCTCTGTCCCAATCAACAGTTTGGCAAAGAGTGATGATCATCTGACGCAGTTCTTCAAGAGAATCGTCGTTAATCGCGTACTTGATGAGTTTTGAGAACTGAGAAACCTTCGTGCAGCAGTATTGTGCCTGTTGAACCAGAGGAAATGGAAAGTCAACTGGTTGCCAAGTCAGTCCAGGAATTGACTTGTAGAAGTTCATAACCGTGGTTGCTTCTTCTTCACCACACTGAACCTGGTGATAGAGTTTTTCCCATTCTTTTGTATCGTTGATGCCCTTTACTTCGCGGTAAAAAAGTTTAGATGCTTCTTGTACAATTTCTTCTTGAGAAACATCGTCCCTAAAATTTACTACACGGAGAATTACTTCAACATCATCACTTTTTTCTTCAGCAATTGCTGCAATTTGTGCAATAGTGTGCTGTTTCTTGACAATATCAAAGCAGTTTTCGGAGGGATTGAAAAACGCAACTCCAATTTCAGACTCTGTAAAATCTACAGAGTGATTGAAAGTTTGAAAGTTTTGAAGACAAAATTCTGGACGAACATTACGGATTTGTCCCAGAAGATAACGAATCAAAGAGATAGGAACACGAACAGTATAAGTTGCTTTCTTAGTTTTTTGTTCGTCAATAAGATTGTAAAATTCTTGAATACCAATCGCACAGGACTCAAATCCTATGGGGTACATAATTTTTGCGGAGTCAATGTAGTCTCGAATGACGTTTCGCAGATTGTTAAACTTTGCTTGCTTTACCAAGTCAGAAGCAAAAGTTGCGCCCAAATTACGAGCGACTTGAACGTTAGTAGTCATAAGTCAAAATCAAAAACAATACCTTTTAACGAGGGTGAACTCATAATCTCATTATACAGACTGGTCTGTGATCTTGTCAAGAGCCAGTCTGTTTCCGAGAACGCGAACCACAAGATTCAAAGAAACCTGTTGTGGACGCTGTTTCCAACCATACCATGCGGTTTTCTTTCCGTCAAGGTGTGGAGGAGTCTGACCAACAGAATAGTATTGATCAGCAGTGACATCATAGTTAGTATCACCGTCAGATAACCACCAGTGCTTTTCGCCCCGATAGTCCTCTGCACTCATGGGATAAAGTATATCAGTATCCATGAGATAATGCAAGGCCTGAGAACAATGATAGCAATGACCGTAATATTTGTTAGTCAAAACATCATCAGGATACATCAAAGATTTGCGACCTTTCAGTAAATCTGGTGATAGGTTATCACGAATCAATCCCATGACTGATTCAATCTCAGTCATGGGATAAGGTTCAAAGGTTAGTGTTCTGGTTTGAAATATCTGCTTGTCTCTATAACGATGGCGTTCAATTGTTTTCATTCACCTTCTTGAGTCTTACCCTTTTTTCCAATATTATACTTTTGCTCAAGAAGCCAATCCCCTTTTTCCTTATAAGCAAGAACTTTGATTTGATTCAGAGGAGCAATGTCAGCAACCGACTCTGGTTTTACGACTGTAATGAGTCCCCAGTCAGCAAGAAGACGTGTAATACGGTTACGACGTTGTACATCGTTAAGAGTAAGGTTAGCATGTTTGCCATCTAATGCAAAGAGCTCCTTAAAGTGAACAATAAAATATCTTCCCTGCTTGTGCAGAATGTGGCAGGATTGATAGAGTTTCTTTTCCTTGCGAGATGCAACTCCGATGCGTGTCAAAGTCTCACGCACTTTTAAAAAGTCATCTGGTTCATTAAGAATAACTTCTACCATCTGGTCTTGAGACCATTGAACAGTAGGTTCTACCGTAGTAGTCATTTGGTGCCTCCAATGTCAAGTCGTTGTTTAATAAAGTTAATCTGTTCTTTAGTCAGAATTTTCAGAGCTTGTGATGCCTTTTCATTACTATAACCATAGTATTGTTTGACACATTCCAGATCCGTGACTTTTTCCTTTCGGAGCCAGGGAGAAAATCTCTTCTTTTTCCTGAGACTATTTAGATAAAATGAATATTGCATATCTTTGGATAAGTGATGATACTTATTCATTTCATTGGCAAACATAATGCA